TCTCTGAATACAATCTATAAAAAGATTCTAGAAACTATCTAGAATACAAAATCCAGTATCGTGCTTTAGCACCACCGCTTGCGGTGCAAAGGAATAATACAAGAACAGATCAAGAATAAGCAAGACCGGACAATACCAAGAAGACATAGAAAACAGGATCTCGCAATGGGATCCTTTGTAGTTTCTAGATCAAGTCAATCAAGATCACTCCAGAAACATTTAGATCACCCGAATGGTAACCTATAGATGTATCAATTGAATGTCTCCTGATGCCTCTAGAGCGTTCTAGAAACCACCGCACATTGTAACTCATTCCATTGTGTTAATTGTAACTGAGCAACGTTGGCGGAGGCCGCCAAACATCTTCAACGATTTTGTGAAATCTAGTTTACAGACGTCAAATAGCGTGATAGAATAGCTTCATCAAATGTTGAAACGGGGGAATATGATTATGACTTGCAATGTCGGTGACCGTGTGATGCTTGATATTGCTGATATTGCTGATCACAATGATTATGGCACAGTTGTTGCCATAGAACCCGGTGAGATTGTCGTTTTATGGGATGATGGTTCTGTCCAAACCTATTCTAGTTCTGCCCCCTACATTGCCAAAATCCCATCTATGGAAGAATCTCCTTGGTATCCTGATGACAGTGGTGAATGGGTTGAGGTTCCCTCATATCTCATGGAGATGCCTAAAGCACTGGACGCTAACGATAAGATCAAGTGTCTTCTAAACTTTGAGAGGATCAAGCACAAGCAGGATAGTGCAACCGGTCTCGCCTCTGCGTGGGCATGGCACCTCGCGCCGGCCGGCGGGGGTAGGGTTGTTGCATACAAAGTAATTCAAAGCGTATATCAATCTGGTTCAAAGAAAGAACAACCTACCACAGCACAGCAATTCCTTCAATCGGCAAAAGACATTATAGAAGAACGTGCTAAAGAATACGACTCCAATGAAGAAGGCGAGCGTAGCATGAACAAAACTGTGCTTGCCTTCAACACGATTACAGGGCACACTATGTCTGAGTCTGATGTGAAGTTGCTATTGCAGATTCTAAATGAAGTCCGGTCGCGGTCAACTAATGCATAAAATTGTTTACTTTTTCGAAGATATGATGTAGAATAGCTTCATCAAATGTTGAAACGGGAATGATTATGACTAATATTGAAGAAAAATACATTTTCACTTTTGGCTACGGTACATGGAATGTGACGACCGAAGGTGATTGTGAAGGTCGTTCTGTTCTCCATCTTGGAGTCTATACCGGTTACATTGATGAGATTGCGCTGGCACTTTCGAAGCACGTATATTACAAACTTCGATTTGAACTATTCGATGATCTTACTTCTAATGCAGAAATTGCTGCTGATGTTGAAATTTCGGTTCCTCGTCATATTACGGATGATCAAACAGAACTCCTTTCAGCGATGCTTAAGAAACGTCCGGTGACTATAACACAGGGCAAATATGGTGTTAAAATCATCAATGGCGATTCACCCGAAGCTATTGCTCTCGCTAAGAAAGAATCTGATAGAGCTAGCGCCCTCGCAAAATTGACTGATGACGAAAAGGCTGCTCTCGGTCTCTGAAGCACAATTTATCAAACAAGGAATGATTATGACTTACAAAGTTGGTGATCGAGTTGAATGGGTTGATCCGCGCCTTCATAGCGTTGAAGGTGTTGTTTGACACTATTCACGACAACATAATGACAGTTTGCTTGGGATAATGGCACTCGAGGCATGTATGTTATACATAGTGCACCATATCAACGCATCAGGAAAATCGTTTCCTAAAACAGAATCTCCTTGGTATCCCGATAACACTAGTGAGTGGGTTGAAGTCCCCTTGGAACTTATGGAGATGCCGGAAGAACTTGATCCCGATGACGATATTCAATGTCTTCTTGCGGGAGAGCGGGCCGACAAGAGATTTGTCGACGAAACAACAGCCGCAGACGGTTTCGCTTGGGACTATCATAGTGATAATGGCGGCAGGGTTGTGGCATACAAAGTTATTCGACGCGCTAAGGAATACAACACCGAAGATGAAAAGGGCGCCGCGGCAAAAATCGTGACAGCCTTCAACGCTATCACGGGGTATGATTTGTCTGAGTTTGATGGGACACTGCTTCTGCAAATTGTGAATGAAGTTCGATCCAGGTCAACTAAATAGTTTACTTTTTCTCGAGATGTGATAGAATGGTCACATCGACAATGAAGTAAAACAGTTCTTTAACAATTTGGACTCTGAGTGATGCTCTATGGACAGTTGGCTTAGAAGCAGCCATCTGCTAAGGAGTGGAACGAGGGCATATCGCTAACACATACCAACTAGGAAGGGCATCATCGGTTGGGAAAGTTCAAAAGGTTGTTATGGTAAGGAAAGCAAACGGAGAATGGGCACCAGGTCTTAAAACTTTGGAGACACCTCACCGGCCATAACAATAGCAATACGGATTTAGCTAATCTGTGGAGCAATGGGATCGCTTCCCAAGAACGAGTCGCGATATGACGCCACCCAGAAGTGTTAAGACACCCCAGAAATGGTAAGGTTAAGATTTCCTTTGGCGTAATAGCACACCATAGAGCATCACTCAGAGTCTAGATTGTTGATAAATAAGTTCACAAAGTTGTTTACATGTGATTGATGATGTGGTAGAATAGCTTCAACAAATGCAATACAACAGTTCTTTTAAAATTTGGGTTAAGAATTATTGCTTGCGTAGCTCAGTTGGTAGAGCAGTAGTGTTGATAACGCTCAGGTCTCTGGTTCGATCCCAGATGCAAGCACCATTTACCGCCCGTAGCTCAATTGGATAGAGCACCGGCCTTCGTAAGCCGGGGGTTGTGAGTTCGAATCTCGCCGGGTGGACCATTCGCCAGTTTAGCTCAGTTGGTAGAGCAATGCATTCGTAATGCGGAGGTCAGGGGTTCGAATCCTCTAACTGGCACCAACATTTATCGTGAATAATAAGTTCACAACAGTCGAAGATGAGGCCCGGCTCTATCGAGACTTATTACTCCGGGAATTGGGTGAGTTGATGCTATGGCGTGTGCATCCCCGCACTGTAAATGCGGTCTCTCCGAGTAAACATTGTTGGTTCGAATCCAACCTCACCCCAAAAGAATAATTCTGACGAGAGCAACAGCCTTCTAAGCCGTGGGTCATGGGATCAAATCCCTCTCGGTAGACCAGCTACTTAGGATAGTTTTAGCAAGTTAAATCTAATGGATTGATAATAATTACGCAGTTCTATAAANNTCTATAAAACTTGCTAGACGGTTCACTGAGGATGCCTTTGGTAAAACTACCTCGGGTCTTACTTCCTCTCCACGTCTGTACTCGAGTAATTCCTTCGAGTTTAAACCATAAAGATCATCTAGACCTTTATTTAAGATGTTTATTGCAGCATTTAAGTCTCTGTCATGTATGATCTCACAAGATGGACAGACCCATTCTCGTATGTCTAGAGTCATCTGGTCCATTTTGTGACCACAGCATGAACAAGTCTTGCTTGAAGGATACCATCTATCGATTCTATGAAACGTCTTGCCATACCATGTGCACTTGTAGGCCAACATGGACACAAAAGAAGACCAGGCTGCATCACTTATGGATTTTGCTAATCGACGATTCTTAACCATACCTTTGACGTTAAGGTCCTCAAGACAAATGATGTCATAGTTGTCGACTAACCACGTCGACAAGACCTGATAGACATAATTTCTCTGATTCTTGATCTTCAAGTGTATCTTGGCGACCTTGAGTCGTTGCTTTTCATACCTCTTGGACCCTTTAGTCTTACGACTTAAATGCTTTTGTGCTTTCTTGAGTTCCGCTTGGCTTTTGCGGAACCATCGTGGATTCGAAATCTTGAGGCCAGATGATGCAACCAGAAGATCTTTCAATCCAAGGTCGATACCAATCATATGATGAGTATCTTTCTTTAAAACAACATCTTCCTCAACGAGGACTGAAACANAATATTGTCCAACCTTGTTCTTTGAAACTGTAACTGACTTGAGGTTTCCTGCGAATGGTCTATCGATAACGATCTTGATAGGAGTCATCTTGGGCAACTTGATGAAACCTGAATGAAGATCAATACACTTATTGAACTTTAAGGTCTGTCCAGGAATTCTGAATGAGTCATTGGATACACCACGTTTCTTGAATCCCGGGCGGCCAATTTTTACTTTACGGCCCTTGTTGAAGTACTGCTTCTTGGTCTCTTGAAAATCCATTCGTTTTTGCTGGAGGCCGTATGAAATCATATCCTTCAACCAAGGATTTTCTAGATCGTCTTTGAGAATCTTTTCATTCATTGGTCGATTAGGGCCATCACTGGACCAAGAATTGAAGTTTGACACCATGTGGTTCCATACAAATCGCACGGCACCAAAGTTCTGGTTCAAGTAATTAGCCTGACTTTTGGTTGGGTAGATACGATACTTGTAGGAACGATTGGTCATAATTTTGATTCTATGGAGATTTGTTATTTATTGCTTC